TAGAAATTGGAAATCTGAATAATGCTTATTAAATAAATTACAATACAAAAACACTTGAACATCATATCCGTACTTCTTTGCACTATAAGGAAATGATTTTATATCACTTGTTGTCTTAATATCGCAGATTCTATTCTCACCTAATATATCAGCTTTACCACGAAATGGCATACCCATAACATTTCCAATAACAGGAACTTCAAATTCGCAATCTGTTAACATTTGCATTGCTTTTTCATTCTTAAAAACTGCATCTGCTACTCTCTCTGCATCGTTCCTTTCTTTCTTTGTGTAAACTGTACCAAACTCTGCCTTTGCTTCTTTGTATGCTTTTGAGTTTTTACTCAATACATCTACAAAATGAAATTGCTCAAATTTATCTGGCTCTAAAATTAATGTGTGTAATAAGGTTCCGTCTCTTAATGGTTGAGATTCTTTATTACCATATTTATTTACATAGTAATATTTCTTTGGACTATCTACAAGCAACTTAATACTACTACTGCTTAATGCTAATTCATTAAGTTCTCCGTAATAGAAATTGTCATCATACATTTTTTTAAGCAACTCATCTTTTTGGTATTCTATACCGTCTAATAATTTAATTTTACTCATTGTCTTTAAATTTTAAATATTCTTGTATTTCTCCTTCAATCGACATATAACACATTTGGCATTCGTGTGGCGATGATTCTCCTTGCTCAATTTCATCTAGTGCTAATTGAAACAAATCTTTTATCTCGTTTTCTAATGCAGGAAACTCTTGTATCATTCCCAAGCAATAATCTGCTAATTGCTTTATACTCATAACATTGATGCTTCAAAACAAGTTCCACTACAAACACTACCCTCTCTCTCAACAGGTGTGCCACATTCTGTGCATTCAAATTCTTTATCGTCTTCGTATGCAGGGTTTCCGTAATTCAAATAATCATCATTCATAATTTTATCTTTTAAATTAAAATACTTTTTTAAATTTTACTAATTCTTTCTTAACAGATTCTAATTCTTCTTCTGCTTTCCTTGCTCTCAATATAGCTCTATTCCTATCTTCTCTATATTGGCTCATTGCTTTATCATACATTTTCCTATCGACCTGTAAACTATTTACATAAAAAAAAATTCTCGCTATTGCTTTTGACATTTCTGTTAAGGTAGGAGTTTCCTTTTTCTTACATTGGTCAAGAATAAGAGTACTCAACATATCAATATCTGTCAAGTACTCCATATCTTTTAATAAGTCAATTTTAGCGAACATCTGTGTAGTCTTCTAAAAGTTCTGCTTCTGCTCTAATCACTTCTAGCTTCTTGCTAAACAAGTCAATTAAAACTTGTGCTTTCTCTAATTTCTGCGTATGGTAATCTAAATCCCACATTGCATCTTTCAACTCTTTCTCGTAAATCGTAATGACATTTTCATTCATAATATTTGTCTTTTAAAATTAATAATCCTTAAAGGTAAGTTTTTATATTAACTTATACAATATTTTTAATAACTATTTTTTATGCTTTTCAAGATAATCATCCCAAACACCTTTTTTACTTTTGCTCGTAACATCAACTATACTAGCTTCTGATTCAGGTAATAGGTAAACTTCTTTTTTTATTTTATTTCCATTCCAAAAAGTTTGTGTAGGACAATTTTTAGTTATAATATCAAGTTCTTCTAATTTATCTAACCAAAACCAATAGCTTCCTTTGGGGTCTGATACAAAATATATTTTTACAACATCTTTTGGTAAAGACATTAATGCATCATATTTTTTCTTTTCAAGCATTTTAGTTTCGTAGTGTTTTTTTCTAAACTTCATTTCTACAACGCATTTGTTTCTTTTTGGAGTGTATCCTGCTGCATCATAGCAAAGGTTTTTATCTCCAACCCATTCCAACTTCCAATTATCAAAAGTGTTTAAAAATAATACAAACGCTTTTTCAAATTTATTTGTTTTAGTTATTTGATTCATATAAGTCATCTATTTGTGCAATCCATTGTTTTATAACTTTTGGGTTGCACGTACAAGGTTTATAAAATTTGTGTTTAAAATACTTTGAATGTAATTGACAAACTAACTCAAATTGTTTTTGGCTTAACGTATTTTTTACTGTTGCTTTAAATTTATACCAATCTTTTTTATCTGCTTCTACCATAGTTCTATATCGTTCCATTTTTCTTGTCTATTTTTACAACCACAATCCTCAATTTCAAATATTGCTTTTATTTTATTTACAATATATTGTATTCCTGTATAGTATGTTATACGTTCTATAAAATCTCCTAGTTTCATTTCAACAAATCTTTAATTGGGTTTAAGTCTTTATTTTTAATTTCGTATGTTCCTGATTTCAGCAACGTATAAGTTCCGTTATCACGATATCTTTTAGTACCTTTTCTAAATTTTTCTGACCTTTCAAGCAATTCTTCTTTTGTTACCCAACCGCAGATAGTTAACTCATAAGTTTTTTTATTCAAAGATGTAAAAATGTATAAGTCACATTTAAAATGTTTTTGTAGTGCGTTAAAGTTGTGTACATAGTCAGGTTTCATATTAACATTTCTACCCATTGTTTTAACATCTACTTTCTTATTATCTAATATAAAATCATATCCACCATCAAACCCTGCTTCTAATGTAGTTTTAACACCGAACGTTTGCTTTGTTACAACTTCTCCTAGTAAACCGATATACTGTTCTGTTTTACTTCCGTCTGCTATACCTCTTTGACCTACATTATTATCTTTTAAAAAATTCCAAACGTAATGTTTACTCTTTTCTGATATCTGTACTCTCATAACTGGTTATTTAAGATTTTTTTTATTTTCTTAACTGTTCTGTATATTGAATAATAATCTATACCTGTTTTTTTGCTTAACTGTAACATAGAATAATTTTCTAAAAAGATAAGTTCATAAATTTTTTGGTCATATACCGCCCAACTTTTTATCTCTTTTTTTATTTTATCTAATTTAGTTTGATATTCAAATGATATGTCTGATATAGATGGTTCATAAAACGAAAGAGTTTCTAAACTTATTTTTTTTGGTTGCTTAACTTTAACTTTATCTAAAAATAAACCTCTTAATACTCTAAAAATAAAATAATAGTTTACTTCCGTTTCATTAAACATTAAAGTTTTATTATACTTTCCGTTCCAAGCATAAACTTTTAAATACATTTCTTGTACTAAATCTTCTGCATCAGTAGTTAGTCCAAATGATTTTGAAATTTGCAACCATTTCTTATGGTCTTTTGATAATATATCTAAAACATTACTCAACTTTTTCTTCTGGTTCTGCTTCTGGCTCTAATCTATTAACAATATGATGTATGCTAATATAAATCTCACCTATTGCTTTTTCTATTCTTTTAAGTCTTTGGTCGGTACTATATTTTTTTGGTGCTTTCATTATATTGATATAACTTTTCTAACTTCTTCTTTTATAGGCTTTTGTAAAATAGGTTCTCCGTTAATTTCAAAACCTACATTTCCTATCATACTTTTTAAAACAATAGGTTCTTCCATTGGGGTAGGTCTTCCACCTGTTTCAATTTCTTTTACTTTTCTAACGTGGATATGACTTTTCATCCAATCGCTTGGGTGTTGTATGTATCTATGTATAACTATAAAATCATCGGCTCTATTTACAAATTTACCTCCACCTTCAACATCTGCCGCCATTGGTGGTATTGGGTGTCCTGTATATTCGTGCCCTATTGCGTGTTTAAATCTTAACGCGGCAGTATTCGCGTGTGCATTTAACCAAATTGAAACATTATTTTTTTTACAAAATATTCTCATTTCTGTTGTTGCTTGATAATCATACTCGTGTCCACCTAGATTTTTTATTATTTCAGAATCTTTTATTAAACTATTATAAGGGTCAATTAATAAACCTTTAAAGTCCCAAGCATCTTTTATACTTGTTGCTAATTCAATTAAACTTCTATAAGTTTGTAAAGTATTATTATCTATAATTTTAAAATAGTCATCTATAAAACTTAAATGTCTATCAAAATCTTCTTTACTTACTTTATTTATTGGTTTTTGGTCTAAAAACTCTACTAACTTTCTTACAATACTATGTGCTTCGTTTTCGCTACTAAATACTAACCACCTTATACCTAGTCTTTTAGCGTATAACAACATTAAATAAAGAATAACTGTTGTCTTACCTACATTTGCGTGTCCTAAACAAACATTGAAATTACCCTCTTTAAACCTTAAAAAATTATCTATTTCAGGAACTCCTATCTTCTTTCCCTCTGTAATTTTTCCTGTTCTTATTAAATTTAGTTTTTCTTTTAAGGCACTACTACTTACTATCATATTTTTGTCTTTTAAAATTCTGTTAAATTTATATTAAATTTTTTTAATAAAGAAACTTTTTGTAAAAAAAAAGGTAGCATTTTAATTTGCTACCTAATTTCTTGCTAAAAATCAACCTTAAAAAAAAGGTAAATCTTCTTCTTGCTCTCTACCTGCTAAATGGTCTTCTACTTTAACTTCCGACTTTGGAGTTGGTTTAAAAGTTGATAACGATGCATACATCTTACCTGCTTTGCTTTCACAAATTTGTATTTTGCCATATCCTTTGTTAGCTTCAAATACATCTTTATAATCAACTAACATTTGTGCTAATTGGTCTACTTTAAAGGCTAATTCCATTTTAACCCATTCTACTTGTCCTTGATTGACAAACATTCCTTGTACTAATTCACTTGATTTACTCATTTCGTTATATTTTTGTTATTTGTGGTTTACTTGATACTGTTTTCTTAAAACTTTCGCTTTCATCTTCTCCAAATACTCCGAGTTCATAAAAACCTGTTAATTTCAAAACTGCTCTACTCATTGCTCGTTTCTCTGCCATTTCAGCAACATACCAACTATTTGTATTACCGTCTTTATATCCCTCTCCTTTTAATGCAGAACCAAACGTTTCTATTATCTTACCGTCTTTTTCCGCACTTGCTTTAAATACTGCAAAGTTAGGTTCACACTTTATTACTTTATAGAAAACATTTATTTGTTCTACTGCTTGTATCTTATCAATACCTTGCCTTGTAATAATTGTGTAGTGTTGATGCTTAAAGAAGTCATCTTTTTCTAAATTATACTTTTTGTACAATTCAATTAATTTGTCTTTTTTCATTCTCTTAAATTTAATGGTTAAAATTCACTTGTTTTGATACCTCTAGTTGTGCTTTTACAAACTCAACTTCGTGTTCTAATTCAATGATACGTTTTTCTAGTGCAGAAATTCTATCATCTTTAAATCGCAATAAATCTTCTTTGTGTGTCATTTAGATTGTCTTTTAAAAATTATACTGTCATAAAGATATGAAAAATATTTAATAAAAAAAAATATAAGACCAAAAAAAAGAGGCTAACAGATGTTAAACCTCCCTTTAAATTTAAAAGACTATGCAATATAAACAAAAATTATAATTCTGCAACCTTTTGTTTGTAAAAATTTATTAAATCAAGTAAATCATTATTATCATATTTTACTATCTTGTGGCTTAATAAGTTTAATTCTTCTGCTAAACCGTCTTTAATGTAAGCATCTAAATTTCTACCAAAAGTATATTGTTCACCATATCTAAATACATTGCATCCTGCACATTGTACTTGACAGTTTTTTTCATTCCACCTAGTTGCATAGTGTTTACGTGACATAAAATGTCCGCATTGTAGTTTTTTCCAATGGTCTTGTTTGCCACAAGTAAAACATTCAGTCATTCCATTTGCATCTGCGTTTCTTTGCCTTATAAATTGAGAAAAAATAGCGTCAGCTTTTTTGACTAATGTACTTCTTTTTGGCTTTTTTGCCATTATGTTAATTCGTTGTCTAGTATTTCAATAATATGTCTAATCTCTGATTTTTCAAACTTACCCTCTACTGTAGAATTATAGGTTTTAAATGTAAGTTGATACATATCTTTTTCAGCATCACCTCTCTTTTCAGTTTTACCTAATGCTTGTAGTTTTAAATCAAATTTCATAAAAGTATAGTTTTATCGCGTAATTATATTAAATTAACGTTTTTGTTTTTTGTTAGCACAAAAACTATTGTTAGAATAAATATTTTTAAATATTATAGAGCGAAGTTATATTAAATTTTTCAGAAAATCAATACTTATTGTAAACTTTTAATAACTATAAAGGTTTTTGAATAACGTTATTTTTTAATAACTATGTTTTTAGAAATTTTTTCAGCACTTCTACCAACTACATAACCTCCGATACCTAACTGTAATAATTCCCAAAACTCGTTTTCTAGTGGTGGTATTGGTAAATTAAATAAAGGTGCTATAAATTTTACATAAATAACTATAAAACCAAATGCCAACATAAGTATTGGTCTCCAACTTCTTTGTAGCCAATTACCGTTTGCTTCTGTAACAATAATTTCTGTTTGTAGTTTTTGTAGTTCTAGTTGTTGCTCTTGTAGTACTTTAAATACCTCGTTTTTAGCGTTTATACGCTCCTCTTCGCTAGTAAATAAATTATCTATAACCTTACCTATCTCTCCTATTACTCCTGTTGTAAACCAATTTAAAATTTTCTTCATTACCAACGTATTTGTATTTGTATCATTCCAAAGTATAGATTTATTTCTTCATATTCAAAACCCTCTTCTGGTTCCATATATCCAATACCCAAAAGAAATGATTTAGGAAATAGTACTATAATGTTAAACTCGTAATTCATATCTTAAAATTGGTTTGATATCCATTCATATTCTTCTCTAGCATCAAAACTAGGACACATCTTTTCGCTGAAATCTCTATGTCCGTAAATTGTTGCTTTTGAATACAATACTTTTAAATAACATAAAAGTTCTTCTAATGATAATTTTTGTTCTTCTGTTCTTGTATCGTGCCAAGCATTATCACTTCCTAAACCACCTGCATAAGCAACTCCAATACTATCAAAGTTTTGTCCTTTACTATGTGCACCTGTTTTCTCGATTGGTCTACATTCGTGTACTTCACCTTTTAAGTCTATAAAAAAATGATAACCTATATCACTCCAACCCCTTTCGTCAACGTGCCACTTTCTTAAATCTTCAACTGTTACATCGTGGTCTCTTTGTGTTGCAGTACAATGTACTATGATTTTGTTAATTCTTCGCATACGCAATTTTTACAGTAATTTATTTTAACTTTACTTTTATCTAAAAATTTATTCCATTTTTGACTAATTAGACAATCTTTTACTTCTAACCAATCTGCTAGTTTTCTTAATGCTTTAATCATATTTTTATTTTATACTGGGCAACTAATTGTTGTCTGGAATGAAGTGAATGATAGTGGTGCATAAACATATACATAAAGTGGACTTGTACTATTTACACTAAAACTTGCAGTACCACTACCACTTCCTTGTATTGTTTCTGTCGGCAAACCTCTTGCAGTTAATTCTGCATCTAGTTCAGCTTGGTATGAAGTTGCACCTCTATAACCTGTGTCTAAAATTACTACTCCGTCTTGCATTATAACCCACTTATCTGGTATTGAGTATGCTTGATAAGTTAAAGTTGAAGTTCCTATCACTCCTAAATTAAAAATATAAGTTTCTGGATAATCTTGATTACCACTATAAGTATATTGATTACCACAAGTAGCTTCTATTAATGCACAAAATTCTGGAAACTCTGGTACACTTAATTTGTTGCTTTCATTACCCCACCAAGAAGAACAATATATTTGTCCCCAATTAATTTGATTTGCCATAACTTTTTTCTTTTATATTCACTAATAGTAATAACTATTTGTCTTTATTTTTATTCATTAACCACCACTTATGTAAAGTGTATCCTATTGAAACTAACATCAGTGTTAATTTTAATACCACGTCTATATTTGTGAAACTAATCATTAAGCTACCCCCATTTAGTGCGTATATTTTTAAATCTGTAAAATTCATTATTCTGTGTAATTATAACCTGCAAAAGTGTGAGCACCATTGCCGTCTGTTTCTATTTCTTTTGACCTCCAACCATATGGCTCATCAAGTTCTTCATTCTCATCTGTAATTAAATCTTTTTGCCACAATACATCAACCGAATACATATTGCTATATTTTGCATCTGTAACTATTTCTTCGTTCTCGTCAAAAGTAGGTTCTTCAATCATAATAAAACCCAACTCAACAAAAATATGTCTTGGGTGTAAATCCTCAATCCTTTCCTGTGCTTTTTCTTGCGTTTCGAACTCGTATTTCTTAAATATATGTGTCATTATCTTGTTAATTCATTCATTTGGTTATCTGATAATAATTCGTCAAAAACCATAACCTCTTTTATATGTCCATTAAAAAAATAGTCTTCCTCTGGTCTACCAAAGATTATTTTTTCCAAAGCATTATCATTAAACGTAGCAGAACTTGGTACTATTGTTTCAGCAATCTTTTCTCCGTTTACATACAAAGTATGCAATCCCTCTTGCCAACGAAATGCAACCTTAATAAACTTGGTTTTATCGCCTATAAATTTACCGATAGTATCGTAAACATCTCCCGTGTTTTTAACATACTTGGCTCGTATCTGATTACCACTTCCTGCATAGTACCCTATTGAAATTCTATCAACAGCACTTGTTCCGTAGATATTTATTCTATTTAATACACCATAATTATTTCCATCACCCATAGCATACTCGCCATATAATACACCTTTTTTGCTATTGATGTAATTTGATACATTTAGTTTTTTAGTGGTCTCTGCATTTCTTGTTACTATACTACCCAATGTTGGTATGTATGAACTCGGACTTAAATTTCCGTCGCCTAAATCACGTTTTTCAACTTGACCACCATAAGCATAAATATAAGTTTGTCCGTCTCTTGGTATGTAATCATATCCGTCTTCTTTGGCTAATCCTACACCGCAAATATAAGTGCCGCTTGTACTTAAATTGTAAAAAACAGATATCGCACATCTGTACCAACCATTCGGATATTGTTCAATAAATACATTGTTTGTATTTCTATTTCCTACAGCTCCATTTTCTAAATCAAAAAAAGCATAAAACACACCATTCGGTGCAGTCAATTTTAACTTAATCCAATTCGTACTGCCTTTTCTAACAAACTTGCTAAATGTATAATATTGTGCCGCTTCTGGTGTAAATGGTTTGTAAAGTGTACTAAACCCTTCACCACCTGTATTGACTACTTGTAATTTTATCGCTTTATTATTCCCAAATAAATCCTTTACATCAGTCGTTTGTATTGTTGTTGCATTATTTTTTTGCCATTGCCAGTTATAATTCTCCGACCAATTAAATAGATTAGTACGTTGAGGTTCTTGCAACAATGCAGGACAACTGCTTTTTGTGAAATCTAAACGAGGTGTGTCAGAACTTGAAACAAACTCCATATAGCCGACATTATTTACTCTCCACGCACCACCTATTCTCGTAAAATCTAAATCTACACCTCCGTCTTTTGGACGTGGACAAAACAATTTGCCTGTGTCATATCCACTAGGTATAAAAACAATACTTGCGTCTTTGTACAAACTCATTTTCTAGTTTTTTTTTAATTTAGCTAAAAACTTATTTAACAACTCAATATTTTTCTTTTTTGGTTTGCTAACTCTTTTTTTAGTCTGTTCTTTTTTTTCTTTTATCATAATACCCAACCTACAAAATTTGCATCAGTATCTGGGTACATATCCGCATTCTGATTAGTGTTATATTCTGGAAATAAATTATTGTTAAAGCACATATAATCTATAAATCTTCGTGTATAAAATTGTGCAAAGTTTCTGTGTTTTGTAATTAATATATCTATTTCATCTTGTGATGCAGTTTCACTATTTTCTGACCTATGTTTATACACACCACCATTAGCTAATTGAAATGCCGCAAAAGGTAAGTAATCAATCATTGCGTAATGTATCAACATATCTTTTAAGAAATTTTGAACCAAGTTAAAATAATCTCCTGTTAATGTTCCTGCAAGAATATCACTTGAAATCTTATCGTATAATTTTCCACCCAAGTAATTTTGTAAATGTATTTCTTGCGCTATTTTTATAAATTGTAAGAATTTATTTACATCTACGTTACCGTCTATAAAAGTATTCTTTTTTAAATCTGTTGATGTTATGAATAAAGGTGTTGCCATTTCTTAATTATTTTTTTCTGAATTCTTTCTTTCTTGTTCTGCAATCCAGTCTGGGTGGTGACCACCATAGGGCATATCTGCAGGTGCTTTAACTGATTCTGCAGTACCTCTTGGTTTAATATTATAAGTTTTTGGAATTGTTCTCGTTCTCTTGTAATCTGAAAATTCAGGACTTTCTATTGTATTTGATTTAAGGCGATATAAGACCTTTTTCCAAGTGTGGTGGCAATATGGTCCACCTTTGTACTTAAACAAGTCGTACGGTTGTCCTTTATGCCCAAAACTATCGTTTACACCCTCTCTACTTGCCGCATCTATATCTTCTAACCTATAAACTGCAGGATAACCTTTTGAGTCAAACCTAGACATCATAGTAGAACAAAAATCTCTACTCTCACTTGGGTTGTCATTATCTTTTTTAATTTTTTGAAAATACTTGTAACGTATCTTATAAAATGACTTATCTAAATAACTAAACCCATTTGGTTTTCCTGTTACCGCTTCTGAAAGTTTTTGACCAAAATTCTTTTTTGCATCAATTAAGTAATTTGCCCACAACTCATCTTCATACTCATTTCCGTTACATTCTATCTCATCTACAACTTCCCAATCATTGTTAATTTCTTCGTGTTGTAAATTTTGTAAAATAGAATTTGAAACCTCGTCTGTTAATTCAACTTGTTCAGACATTTTAATTCCTGTTTCTTCTTCTTGCGTTTCATCATCAACTAATACGCTATCTATATCATTAAATTCTAATGGTTGTAAAGTTTTAAAGTATAGATTTAAACTTATATTATTGTATGCTAAAATTTCATCAAATGCTTGTAACAGTAATTCTTGAAATGGTCTAACAACTGTGTTATCCATTAATGTACTAGCAGTTTGTAATTCATCTGCGTTATTTCCTAAACCACTATTGTCTTTTATTCCTAATAGCATTGGACTTATAATTCTGTGTCCTACCATTATTTTACGCATACTTTCGTCTGACAAAAACTGATATTGGTTATGTGCATCAGATAATTGTACTGCATCTATTGTACTAGCAGTTTCTGAACTCTCATTAAAAGATAAAATAAACTTTCCTGCATTACTACTACCTGAATATTTATCTTGTATTCTTCTTTCAACTAATTCTCTTTCTTCTTCATTTGGTACACCATTATTAAAATTAATTAACATACTAGGTGCAAGTCCGTGGTTAATGTTGTTTAAGTGAAAGTTTGAAACCTTTTCTTCTAAATCGCAGTATTGTAAACAACCTTGATAATCGACAGGACTAAAATAATAGTACCCTGCAACATAAGGTTTGACATACAATATTTCAATTGGCTCTTTTGAAGTACCAAAGTTTGGTATTCTTTGAGGCACATCTTGTGGTCTAATATTCTCCCAATCGTGAAAATAGTAAAATGCTTCTATTTCTCCCTCTTCATTACATTTTTCCATTGCTAATGTTTCAATAGGAAGATGTTCAACCTTTGCTATTGTCTTTCTATCTTTGGAATAAATTATTTGTATAGCACATTGACCCATTAATTTTAAGTCATTAACTAATCTTCTAACACAATTTTTATGAATTAATGTTATAGCTTGTGCATACTCATCAGGTTTTTTATTGCTATTTGTAGCATTTAAACCTTTTCCGTAAATCATTTGTGAAATTCCGTTTATAGATGCATTATTCGTAGGACTGCCATTATACCTATCAAGTAAATATCTAAAATATTCATTGTTATGCCCATAAGTTACCCATTCTTTATTCTTTATAACTTCAATATTGGGTGATGAATAGTTGCTTAAATTTACAACATTAATCTTTCCTTGTGTATGTTTCCGTCTGCTCATAGTACTATGTAATCGTTATTACTTGTTTCTTGTTCTTTGTAAACATCTTTATTTATGTTATAAGAGTTTTGTTGTGGTTGATAAGTATCTTGTTCTGTACAGAATACTAAATCTTTATAAACAATATAAGACTTATCGTCTATTAAATCTCTTTGTGCTATACTTCCTATAATTAATGAATAAAATCTATTTTCTTTTATTGTAGGTGTTAAATTAAAACTACATTTTAATAAATCTCCGTAATAAGCAACTGTAAGGTTTAAGTCTTCTAGTTTTGGCTCAAATACTTCTCCTGTTGTATTATCTGTTAAAGTTAAATAAACATCATCTACCAAGAGTATTTCCCTAGGTATAACTTTTATTGTTTGACTTGTTTCTATTGGTTTTAAGACTATCATATAGGTATAACGACAAAAGATAAATTATTTGCAAAAGTTTAGATAAAAAAAAAGGGCAACCTATTGGCTACCCTTTCATTTATTGATTAGTTAATTTTAAATATCATCAATATCGCTTGTTGAAACTGTAATTCCAACTCCAGAAACTCCTCCACTTAAAAAGTTTGCAGGTTTCTTTTCCATTCCTTGTAGTGTTAAAGTATAACCAGATAAATCTCCCATAGCGGCACCTGTTACTATTGTACCTCCGTTTACGTCAGCACCCCATTCTAGTCCAACTAAAAAAGCATTTCCGTTATTATCTTCTACTATTACGTGCGGTCTAGCTACTGCTATTAGAGCCAATTCATCGTGTGATTGAACCGATAACTTTTTAAAAGTCATATTTACTAATTGGTCGTAAAATGTAGTTCCGTTTTCTCTACTTGATGTAACTGTTTGCTCCAAAGAACTTGAACCTTTAAGAACGTATTTGAATGCTGTAACACCTGAACCAACAGATGTAATTTCTGAACTTGTAGCTGATGCGTAGTCAATATCTCCAAGTGTTCCGTAATCTATAAAATAGACTGCTTGAATACCACCAACGCTATCTTTACAAGGTTCTAATCTCCCTTTATTTAATGTGCAACTCATACTTTATGTTTTATAAACTTACCCTCGTTATTAAGACAAGGGTAAATTTGATTATTAATTACGCTCCGTAGTAAACAATATCAGAAGCAATTCCATACTGAACTCCTGCAGTATAACGCATTACAAATCTTACATTTTTACTTCCGTCGATATCTGCCATATCTAGAACCTTAACTTCGTTTTGGTCATTTAATAAACCTGTACCGAAGAATAAGTTTGTTTTTTCTGCCGCAACCATTCTGTCATCAGCAAGTCCATTAGCTACTACTAATTTTACTCCGTCAAAGTATTGGATATCAATATCTTGATTGTTACCTCTTTGGTCGAAACCATTTGCTCCTACTCCGTTAGCTTGGAAACCACCTAATGCTCTTTTGTATGCTCTCCAAATGTTTTGAGATACATAGATAAAAAGGTCTTCTTTTCCGTAAAGATTTGAATTGATTGCATCAACTACTTTTCCTAATTCACCTACTACATTATCTGCATCAACTGCTGCAGGTGCAATAGTTGTTCCACCGTCTGTTCCGAATGCTGCATCTGCAAACAATCCTGTAAAACCATCTGCTCCCCAAATTCTTTGCTCTGTACCTTGTGCTACGTCTGCTGAAATTCTTGCAATGAAGAAATCAGAAAATTTAGTTGGTAATGAATCGTGTGCTGAAAAACCCATTGATTCTGCTTCCCAATCTGATTGAAATGGAGTCTTACAAAGTTCAAGGTTTACTTGTAACTCGTCTGGTTGTAAAATACGCTCTGTTAAAGTTACAGTTCCTGCTGACGTAAAGTCGCAACTTCCTGCTGCTATTGAAGATGCGTAATCTACTTTTTTAATTACTTCTTTTAATTTAATGTTTGGCTTAATTGTAATTAGTTGATTTGCCAAAGTGTTACCTGATAACAATGCTGCTCCGATGTATTCACCTGCGAACTGTCCTGCATACGTTGTTGTGATTGTTGGTTGTGCCATTTTTTTTAGTGTTTAATGTTTGAAATTTTTGCTACGATTCTTTCGTATGCAGTTAATTGTTTGTTTTTATTAAAATTAAATTTTGCTTCAAAAGTGCTTTCTTCTTTTGGTGCGTGTTTGATAGCTTCTGTTGCAGGTTTGCTTAATTCTTCTTTAAGTTCAGCACTTTCAACTTCTGCGTTCATTTCTTCTTTTTCTTCTTCTTTTTCTTCTTCTTTTTTTGGTTCTCCGTAAGTTGCTTTAACTTCGTCAATCATTGCTTTAATTTCATCAATAGCTTGACCAAATTCTTCTTTTGAAACATAACCAAGTTCTTCTTCAATTACTTCTTCTTCTACTTCCTGTGCTTCTACTTCTTCTTCTACTTCTTCTAATTCATCTTTTATTTCGTAGATAAGACCTTCTTCTTTAACAGAAAGAATAGTATTGTCTTCCATAGTATATTCTCCTATTGGTAACGCTACTTTTTCATCATCTGTTACGATAAAAACCTCATTACCTGCTTCAAAGCTTTCTGCTTCCAAAACAGTTCCATTATCAAGTTTCATCTGTTCAAGACTAACTTGTAGTCCTAAAAGAGTCTTAACTTCGTTTAGTGTTTTTTTTGCACTCATATTTAGTATGTTTTATTATTTAACGATTAATATTTACTATTTTGCGTTTAAGCCTTAATCTTCTTCTGGTGGTAATGCAGTTATCCTGCCAATTCCTTGTGCCTGTAAACTTCCGTCACAACATTTTCGTGAGTATGTATTATCAGCACACAAACAACCTCTCTTGCTATTCTTTGGACTTGTCCTGCTTGGTGTTTTAAAGGTCTTATTTCTCATCTGTTAAAAGTTCTTTAAGTTGGTTTAAAAGTATAATATCTTCATTTTGTTTAGACAACTCTGCTTTATCAGCAAAGTAACCCTCAATACTAAAACCTTTTACTTTTCCTGTTTTAACATAGTCATTCCATATCTCGTCATTTTCAACTTTTATAGCACCTACCCAACTACCTAATGGCAAGTCCATTCCAAACATATTAGACTTATCGTTTTGTTTATCTTCTACAAGCCAACTTTCTACAAGCGTTAAACCCTCTATTTTACTGTTATGCTCCAAAGTGGAGTTACTTTGATTACCTTGTTTAAGATATAATTGACTTGCTTTTTGAACTGTATTTCTTGAAAAATAAATGTAATATTCTTCTTCTCCGTTTTTCCTAAAAATTGGTTTATTTGGAATCAATATTGGTCCAACTAATATCTTTCTATCTTTATCTGCTTCTGCAAATTTAAACTCTTGCGATTTAAGTGCAACAAAATCTGATTCTATTGCAGGATATTCAACAACTGAAATTGCTTCAATAAAACTATCTTGTTCTTCGTCTAAAACTAATTCTACTATTTTCATATTTCTATAACGTTTTTATTTGTTTATTTTGCGTTTATCCTATTGATGCACTGTCAATAATATTTCTTTCCATTGATTGTGCAGATGTTACGTCATTTGATACAACATAGGTTTGTATAGGTGTTTGTGATTGCCCACTAATTGCATCTGCTAATTGACTTGAACCACTTGCACCAACTACGTTAAATGTAGGGGGTAAAGATTGTGCACTTGGAGGTGCTGACGGACTAGGTGTTGTAGGACTAACAGGTTGTTTTGCACCTTTAACTTTTGATACTGCTTTTTTAATTGCTGAAACAATTCCTACTGCTTGTGCCGCATAACCAACTAACATTGGAATATTTTGAGGAAAACCTATTTTAGCAGTTTGCCCTGTACCTTCTGCAACTGATACTGCACTTCTTGCACCTGCATTTGTTGCTAATGTTATAGATTTTTTTGCGTCATTTATTAATTCTTTCGCAGCAAGTAGTTGTTTAGCTACTATCATTGCTCTACCGAAACCTGTTTCAGCACCACCAATAGCAATTAAATTATCTAATGTTTGTTGTTTACTTGCTTGTTTTCTTTTTTCTAAATCTTCTTCTGCATCAGTAAATTGTTTCTTTAATTCTAACCTATCTTCGTCATTAATAGTTTCGTCTTCATCTAACAATTTTCTTCTTTCGTCTATTAGAAGTCTTTCTTCTTCAAAAGACATTGCTTCTGTTTCATTATCTAACGCTAATTTATCAGCAGCTTCTTGCGATTTCTTTTCTGCTTTTTCTTTATCTTCTTCGTCAAATTCTGTTTGTTGGTCTTGTAATGCTAACCTTTGTGCCGCTCTTAATTCTTTTACTTTATCACTTTCTAAACCATAATACAGTTCTGCAAGTTTTATTTGTTCATCATAGTCAGCTTTTATCTCCCTTAATCTTTCTGCTCGTTCTTCTGCTTCGGTATCAATTAGACCTTTTCTAATTCTTTCAAGAGCATCTGCTTTTTCTTTTTCAGCATCAATCTCGGCTTGGTCTGCTTTTTCTTTTTCTCGTTGTTTTTTATCACTTGCCTTTTTCTCATCAGCTTGTTGAGATAATCTATAACCATCCCTTTTGTTTTTTAAGTCACGAAGTTTACTTTCTGTTTCGTCTACTGTTTTTTGTCCTTCTGTTGCAACATCTTCTGGGTCAAAGCCAATCATTTTTGCGGCACCCATTGCATAGCTTTCTGCTAATTTTGTTCCTTTTTCTAAAACTCCAATTTTAGCAAGTCCTGATGTTAAAGCATCTATTGCTCCTAATAGTATAGTAACAGGCGCACTTAAAAATGCTATAATACCTGCGGCGATTTTTTGATTTCTTTCAGCGGCTTCAACTTGTGATTTCTTTAAATCTTTTTGTTGTTGTAACTGAATTTCAGTTGCAGAAATTATTTCATCTGTTTGAGCAATCTTTAAAGCAAGTATTTCTTTTTCAGTCTTACCTTGCATTCTTAAAGTGTTCTCACTTGCTTCTGTTACTGCTAATTGGTCTTCTGCTTCTTGTGTTAATTTAGCTGATTCTTTTGCAAGTTTTTTCTGTTCTGATGATGCGCCATTTATTGCACCTGTAATATCATCCCAATACGCTATCAATAAACCAACTGCTACAACTAATGCACCTATACCTGTTGCTATAAGTGCTTTTTTCATACCACTTAAACTTGAAGTAAATAACTTTACACCTTTCGCGGCTGCTTTTATACCTTTATAGTACTTTAATGTCTTTACTGCTAAACCACCTGTTGCTTTGTTTACTGCTACAAACACTTTGTTTTGTTGTAGTCCAGTAGTTATGCTTGTTTTCTTTTCAGAATTAAGGGTTTTAAGTTCGTCTGATGCAATTCTCTTTTGTTGGTTTAAGTCTTTTAAAGCAAGAGTTTCTCCTTTAAGTTCGCTTTTAACTGCTTTTATCTGGTCACCCCAATATTTTTGACCTGCCGCATTAGTTTTAGCAACTTTACCTTGTGCTTTTTCTAACCTTGCAAGTTCTTTTTGTAAGTCAATTAATACGGTTCGCTGAATTTCTAAATTTTTATTTAGGTCTTCTACGTTCTGTTGTGCTTGTTTTGTCTTTAAGACAAATTCTATTTCTTGCTTCTGGTCTGCCATTTCAATTCTTTTTTTAAGACTTTATACGCTTGTTTAAAATTAGAAACAAGTTGATATTTTCCTTTTGCTATTTTTAAATTTTCTGTATCTGCTTCTACATATTGCAGATTGTTTATTATTTCCTTTATCATACCTCGTTTAATAGTTCAATTTTACTTTCCCCTGTCTTTAAATTTGTGGTAATTTTATTTATTAAATACCTCCTGCCATTTATATCAAACCTATCTGCTAATGTGAAATTTAACAAGATTTTTAATGGTAGATATGCAGTGACTCTTGTTATTCGTCTTTTAGGATTAAACACGTTTACAATATACGTTTCATAATACGTCTTAAATAAAGTTTCGTCAAATGCCGTACCCCCTGTAAATTCATTATTCTCGTGATAAAAATTTATGTTCGCTTTTGATACTGCAGGGTCGAACGACACACTATTTGACGGCATATTTATACGACCACTTACATCTTGATTTTGCTTCATTGTTCCGTCTGAATTGAATTCAACAATTATTGATATTTGTTCGCTTGTCGTTCCGTCTTCTATCTGTCTATAAACAGGATAAAATAAAAGTGGTTGTCCTAAATACGCTTCTTGGTTATCATCTACACTCCAACCCCATTGTATTGTAGTTTGACTTTCATCGTTAATGTCATAAATTCGTTCATACTTCATATGTCCAAATGGTGCTTCTACGTTATATCTCTCTCCGTCTACATACCTATTATCAACTTTTTGTGTATAGCTTTCTTCTCCCCATTCTTTACCAAATTGCATTTCGTGAAACGCTGCGAAAAATGTATCTGTGTCTTTGTATTTGAAATTGATACGTCTATACGGCAATGCTGCATCAACTTGACTCTTACTTACATCAACATATTGACTAATATCGTATGCATCTGTTATTGACCTTTGGTTAGTGTAAAAATTATCTAACGTATCAACATATACTGTTCCGTCATCTAAAACGTATGTAGTCAAGTTAAACATCTTAAACAAACCTGTTAAAAAATCAATAGTTTTTTGCTCTGGTATCTGTTGAGGTATGCTAAATTCTTTTACATCTAGCAAAGTCAATGGCGCAAAAGTTATCGTCTCTGTAAAAGGTGGCACAAGTGACTCATTTGCAGTAAGTCGTATTTCGGAAATTGATAGCGTTGTCATTGTTCTGTGTCTAATCGCTATGCTATATTCTGCTGATAAATCTTGATTTGTTAAACTATAAAAACCAGTTGCATTAGTCAATGTTACAGACTGATAGTGTTGCACACCATTTTTATACACAACTATCTGAATTGGGTCTGTGTTGTTTCTAGCCCAATAATATCTAACAGAAGAATAATAGTAGTCATCAGGATAAAAGCCAAATGTTCCTGCTTCATCTCCCAAAGTATATAAACCTTGACTATCTCCGTCAGGTGTTATCGGTGTTTCTACCCAAATAACTTGTTCGGGATTGGCTACTACTCCCTTTTTTCTATGCAACCACATAAACAAGTTATAATACCTTTCGTTTGTATCATTAAAGAAATCAGTACTGAATGTAATTCCGTATTTCTGTTCGATTGCTTGGACTATTCTATGTACCCTTAATGCCATTTTCAAGTCAGTCCACTTTACTCCGTGTTTGTTACCACTATTGTAGTACAAATTTCCTGTGTCGTGGTCATTATCTCCACCATCGTAATACAACGGTTGCGTATGCGTAATTAATGGTACAATTACATCTGCATTAGCAGGGTTTTGTTTTAATAAAGTTCTAACATTTCCTGCACTATATTCCTCATTGTAATTAGACAAAGGCAATTCTCCTAACTTATCCTCTCCTATCAAATCTTTGAGGTTAACAGTATTTCCATAGAACGTAATTCTGTATGCGTATGGTCTTCTGTTTCTTAAATCTACTCCCTCCAATTTTACCTTTCCATTTTTAAAAGGTAAGTTATTTAATTCTAACGTAGCATCAACTTTTATCCTTGCATCAAAACCTCCGTCAATATCGAAATTATAATAATGTTTAAATACTTTGTTATTTTTTTTTGAAGCAGGGATTGTAAATGTTTTGGTAAATTCAGTAAACACCTTTTTAATGTCTTTGACATCTTGTATAGTTTGTGTAATAGAAACGCTTTCGTCCTTAAAAAAATCTAACCTCTGTTCTCCTATGTATAATTGAATACTCTGCACTATCTTATATTGTTTATTATGTCAAACGACCTTTCAAACTCTATTGTATAATTTGCTAACTTGTCATTTCTACTTGTCTTGTATTTGACATTTTTTGTTTTAATATTAATAGGTATTGTCTGTCCATTATCTAAATACGATATTTGTTCGCTTAACATTAGTTGCTTAATCACTTCATTGTAATCGTCATTAACAAAACCTGTATTCATTGTAATAGTATCTTTACCATTAACTAAAAACGATTGTTGTTGATGTTGATATGTCTTGTATGATAAATCTGCTTGGCTAAATATACTCGCCTTATACTCCTCTCCTTTTACCCTCGTGTTTTCTACTGACTTTTTGAAAAACCAGATGTCTTGAAATGCACCAAATTTATTAACAAAAGTAACCCTGTATGGTACATACCTACACTCGTCTAAATAATAAACGTTCACTGTCTTGCTAGTTGTTGGTGTATTAATTACCACTTTGGTAACACAACTCTCCAACTCCTCCATAAAAGATGTTAAACAACTACTTCCAACAAAAGTCCCTCCTGCCGTTTCAACCCTACTTTGGTAATCCTCAATATCTTCAAGTTGAGCATAAATTATCATATTATCTGTATTGGTTGGTGTTGTAAGATTTTCAGTATTTACTAACTCGTCTCCACAATAAAAATCAACCGATGTATTTGTTTGTGCATAAATTGGTACGTGCAAATCATTTCCATTTAACACATATAATGTTCTATTTGACATTAACAAGTCCTGTGATAAACTTGGATTAACACCCTCCTCAAAATATCCGTAGCCGTCTAAACCTACGTAATCAATAGGTGTAGGGTTAATTACTCCTGCTTGGGTTGTCTTATATTCAAAAACAGGTCGAACCCAAACTGCATAACTATTGTAATCGTCATCAAACTCCAACTCAATAAAATCCTTTATTAATTCGCCAATCTCAAATACTACAAAATTATTTGTCCCTATTGGTGTTTTGGTTAATGTATATCTTAACTCTGTTGGGGTTGTCTGAAACTCTCCTGTATAGATGTATAACTCCATTTGAGCATATTCTAATGTGTTGCTCTGATTTGTTGGCTCTATCTTTATGTAGTATGGACTCCTTGCGTTAATTATTGTACTCATTATTTCTTTAAGTTTAAATATGTTTTAACATCTGTAAAAAATGCTACACTAAATTGTTCTGTATATTTTGACATTGCTACTCTATAAGGTGTAGTAAAAAACATACTTGGTCTTATTCCTTTAAAAAATATACTTCTTGCTATTAAGAATTGTATTGATTTTTGAAAACCTATTGAGTCAATTTTTCTTTTTGTAAATCTACCTTTGCTATCTCTCGGCGCTAAACTTACTCCTTTACCACCTCTCTTTACAATCCATTTATCTAATTTACTTGGTGGTGGCATTTTATTTGTATAAGCCAAAGACCTTCCGTCGTATGCTTTTGCTCCGTATTTTACTTTCTTTCCATCTACTCCTCTATCTACAAACTCTCCGTATTGTGGCATTTCAAAAGTAACTTTGATACCCTCTGCAATATCAGAAACTTTATAACTTAAACCTTTCTCTAAATTACCTCCACCTTTTTTTGCATTCACTAAATTTTGTTTTGATTGGTCTATTACATACCTACCAAAAATATTAGCAATTGCATTTAATTCTTTAAAGTCTAGTTTTGACATATGTTAATATTATTTCTTACTTGAACATTAAAAGTAAATACCCAACCAACTAATAAATTTTCAAACCTATCTTTAAAAGGTTCAGCATTAACAGAATTTATATCAACATAAATATCTCCGTTGTTTAAATCTCCTACATTAAAGTCTTTAATCATTTTATTACCAGTCCACAACATTTTATTTAATAAGAACAATTCATTATCGTCATTAAAGATTAGAGGTATCTCTGTTGCATTATCTTCGAATAGGATATCCATTAGCATTATACTAACATTAAACGTTTGTATATGGTCTCCAAACGATACATTGTTAATCATTATATGACTTAACGGAAATATAGTTTGTTTAGATAAATCAACCTCTGATATATCTCCTGTTGTAACAGTATTTATTCTTCTATAACCATCTACCTTTTCTTCTAAAAGATTGTCTTTTATTTTTTTAATCACATACAAGTATGATTGAGCTCCTATAAAATCTTGATTTGCCATTACTTAAATTTACTTTTTATTTGTTGTGATTCTAATTCTGTTTTTTCTTTTTCAAATGCTAACATTGTTAGACAAAAATTTACATTTAATTTTGTTATAGTTTCAAATCTTGTAATATCGCTTTGAGCGAGTTTATAGACTGATGAAGTCCACCCCCACTTATTTGCGAATCCAGATACTGAATCTGTTGTGCTTCCGCTATTTGTAAATAGTTCATCATACCTTTCGATAAGTCTATCCCTAAATTCCAAAAAAAAACTATTGAACCTATTACAGCATCAAGTGGCATTTCCAACATTGCTTCTGATAATTCGTCTGCTTCGTATTCTACTAATTCATATTTATTTTTTATTTTCTGTTTGATAGGTCTGTATAAAACTGCCATTGCTTTTTCTATATTTGACATATCAGTTAGATAGGTATCTAAATCAATATACTCTCCAAACGTCATTTCTTCAAGGTTCGGAATAAAACCGAACTCTGAATCTCCCATTTTAAAACTTTGAACTAAACTTGGTGTTGAAGAAAGTAAAGCATAAAGGTGTTGTATGATTGCATTGAATTTTGTTAAAGGCATTTTTTTAGCATTTTCATAACTAACACCACAAAAAATTTCTAGCATTTTTAAATTAACAAAACGTTCTGCGTTAGCATCATCTTTGTTTGATTCTATTAACTTATTATAAGCTTTGTACTCTTTTAAAGTTATTTCGCTTAAACTGTGAGGTATGTAAACATCTACTTTCATATAGGTATAACGATTAATGTTAAAAATTTTTAAATTACTTGACTATAAATTTTGCTAACTCTTTGAAATCTTTCTGTACATTTAACTTTTCGCACATTACTTCATCAAATACCATTCGTGTGATACTAGGTATATCTCGCATAAGATTATAAGCATTAAAAGTTAATACGGTACCGTCTTCGAGTTCCATATTTATTTCTCCGTTTTGTCCTCCCCAAAGAGAAACTGTTCTATCTATGTAAATATTCTTATCCATATTTTTAAAAATTGTATTTTAGTTTAACTCTAGACCACCAACTCAAATGTTGGTATTCTTCTTCTGTGTAAATATTCACTCTCCCATTTACAATTATTGCGTGTAAACCGCTTTGTAGTATCTTATGTCTCATTACATTATATTTATTAAGGTTGATTTCGCTATGTCTAAACGATGATATATCTCTCTCTCTGATGCTATATCATTATTCTTTGTAGCATTTGTTAAAAGCACCTCTAAATGCTTTATTTCGCTTCTCAATGTATCTGCTTGTGTTCTCATAACTTATTTGTTGGTGTTTCCCAATAGTAATCGCATAATCCGTCTTTAAAGGGGGTTTCTACAAACATAGATTGTCTGTAACTTATTGGTGCGGTGTATCTGTAACATTTGTTTTTAAAGGGGCATTTAGCCCCATTACACATTGTTATATCTGCCATAATTAGTTAGTTCTAAAAATAAAATAATTTTCTTCATCAAATTGACATTCTAATTCGCTTCCGTCATAATAACTAAACGTATGCCCATATCCATCTACAAAACAATTCTCTGCCGTAGTCTCCCAATCAATAGCTAACCAACTTGGTGCTTTAACATCATAACATTCTTCTGTTATGTTTTTAATCTCATCAACATAAATATCCCAAATGACTTGGTCGTTGATTACTCTAAATTCTTGTCCGTCAATCTCAATCCAAAAATCATTATCTGAATTTAGACTTCGTTCAAACTCTCGTACTTCATCTTTATCAATATCAAGTTCTAACTCATAACTGATAAACTCTAAAATTTGTCTTCTAATTGTCTTCATAAATTTGTCTTTTAATTTTTAAGCGCCTGCTCTTAACTCGGCGGCATTTTCTTCGTCTATTTCTCCTCTTTCAAGTCTTTCTTGAACGTAATCACATCTATCGTAATACTCTTGCTCTTTGCTTGTCATAATCTTCTTTTTTAAATTAACTCGGTTAAACATTTATCTGTATCATTAAATTCTGCGTGTTCTCCACAATCAGAACAAATATCAGTTTCCCATAAAGGAAACGCACCACAACAATTACTTTCCATATTAATCTCTTGTTGGGTAAATATCTTCCCACCCATCTACTGCGTTTGGGTAAGCATACGTTCTCGGTTCTTTGTATGGTGTAGGTTCGTATGGTTCTACCCAAAAATCTTGACCAAATTCTCCCCACCTTTCGATACATTCAGTTGCTTCTTGCTGTGCTTCTGCTGATGTCTTAAATTGGTCTTCTTGCGTAACGTTCATACCTGTTTCGTCTACTGTTACTACTTTGTACATTGTTTTCATAAAATCTGTCTTTTAAAATTAATAATTATAATAAACTTGGCTATTCTCTAAAACGTGAATCTTGTCTTTAAAACTACCAAGCAACTTACCACAAAGAGGAATGCACTCTGTCATAACAACAGTACCTGCTTTCAACTTTTTTTTCTTGTACTGCCAATCTTCTGCTAGTACAAATTCTCGCCTACCAGAATAACCCATAACCTCTCGGTCGGGAGTTTCCATTCTGATGCTACCATAATACTTACCACGGAAATAAATCTCTAGGTCATAACCTATAATCTCGAACATACCCATATTTTTAAAAAATTAATAAACAATAAAATCAATCAAGTCCTCTCCTACGCCAATACCATTTTTGGTAACTTCATAGTTTGGGTCCATAGAACCACCACAATAATCAACTAATTCTCTAATCGTTTCGAACTCTTTCTCAAAATAACTACAATCTAAACTATACATATCTAAAAAATTTAAAATTAATAATACTTAAAGATATTAAAAATATTGAATAAAGTCAAAAGAAAGTTAAGAAATGTTATCTAATGAAATACTTTCCGTATTTAGGTTTAGATAATCTATTAACAACACTATATCTCAACGCATCAAGAGTATGATTGAAAGCATCAATAGGTTTATTTGTTAATTGTCCGTTTTTGTCTTCTATGTATTTGTAGTTTTTTAATTCTTTTATAAGATTAATACTATCATCTGTTGCAAATAATTTGTATCGCCTTATAATATCAATACCGATAGTAATATCTCCTTTGAAAGTTTTCTTTGTGTTCCAACCCATTCTGTGTATTTCTTCTATACTTTTTGGCTCGGCACTATCACACCATACCTCATCTCGTCTATCAAGTTCTAATCTTTTTAATTCATTACCAATATCTTGATTTGTTAGTCCTGTTCTATAAAGCAACTCCCTTACATACATATTATCTCCCTCAACATAAGTTTCAACTAATGCAGTTGGGTCATTTGTAAAACCGAAATCAAGCCCTCTCCCTACGAGTTTAGCATTTTCTGGAACAAAGGGTATAGTTGTGAAATTAAATACAAGAGAGCGGCTCTTACCACGTTCTCCAAGTCCGTAAACTCTCCAATAGTTCTCATCAATATATTTAAGTCTTTCAATTTCTTTTATTATTGTGTCTGATAAGAAAGGATTGTCTAAATATGATGTTTGGTAAAATTCAGTATCTTCTCTTGTTAGCACCCTATCATATATCCAATGAAATTCATCAGAGGGGTTAAAGTCAATTACTATTCTTTCTGTTGTTCTAAATATTAACTGCTGCCAATCTTCAAAGGTTAATTCATTTGCTTCATTACAAAATAAGAAATCTCTTTTACGACCTCTAATTTTTTGTGGTTGGTCTAATGAAATAAATTCTACAAGGTTTCCGTTTAAGTGATATTCGTGTGTAGATTTAGAATGAAACTCTTCTCTGTATATTTCTTGCGATTTTAATATATCAAAGAAGTCACGCATAACAGTTCCTCGTAATGCAGGAAATGTCTTTCGGCAGATTGTTATTGTCTTACCTACATTGTCTGTACAATACTTAAAAATAATAAATAGTAAAATGTTATATGTTTTACCACTCCTTGTTCCACCTTGTTCTACAACAATTTTTTCTTTTGAATCTCGGAGGTGTTCATATACAACATTAGTCCGTATGCTCGTCTTCATTATTGACTGTTCTTACAACTTCAATATCAAATAATTTAGTTCCTTCAATTCCTGTTATTTCTTGTCGCTCAACATATCCTCTTTTCTTACCTTTTGTTTTTAAATAGAATATAGTAGCAGTTGTGTTACCACCAAGAATTTGTTTGTGCAATTGGCTCTCTGCCATATCCAAAGTTACATTCTGTAAATCATCTACTTGCTTCTTAAACTCGGCATCATCTTTTAACCATTGGTAAAATTGTGTTCTACCTACACCAACAGTTTTACAAGCAGTTGTTACAATACCAAATGATTTTTCTAATGCTTCAAGTACATTCTTTTTATTGTGTTCGGTTTGTTCGCTACTTACCATTTTTGATACTATTTAAAAATTCATTCTTTGTGTTTATATCGTCTTTGAAAGCACCTAATAATTTTGTAGTTGTCGTCCAAGTGTCGTGCTTCTTAACTCCTCTCATTTCCATACACATATGTTTTGCAGTTATTTGTACTGCTACTCCTTTTGGTTCTAATTCATTCCATAAAAATTCTGCAACCTGCGTAGTGATTCGTTCTTGGTTTTGTAATCGTCTTGCATAGGTTTCTAATGTTCTTGCTAATTTACTTAACCCTACAATTCTTTTGTTAGGTATGTAAGCTATTGTACCTGTGCCAAAGAAAGGTGCTATATGATGTTCGCATAAACTATGAAAAGGTATATTTGTTTGAACTATCATTTCATCATAACCCTCTCCCTCAAAACTTGTACAATTCCAATCTGGTGGGTTTAAAAACTCTTTAAAGAACTTTATAAATCTTTTGGGTGTTTCTTGCAACCCCTCTCTGTTTATATCTTCCCCAAAGTATTGTAATAATCTTGATACATTATCTTCTACTGTTTCGTCTGTATCTCCGACTTTTGCTTCCCAAGGAAAGACTAACCATTCGCCTTGAAGTTCTTTTCTCTTGTCTATTAATGAAAGAAATGGTTTGTTATATTTTTTATATCGCTTCTCGGTTGCTCCGCTATCAATTAAGTCATCAATAATAACATCAGCATCTTCAATATTATCAACTGCGTTTCCTGTCATTCCTGCAACTACTTGCCCACCTCTTGGTACTCCATAGTATTTAGTATTTTTTGGTAAGTCTTTTATTACTTCATTTAGCCTGTGGTAAACTTGTTCCCACGTTATATTTGTTTTTATCATTATACTCCTGTTTTTTTATTCCACACATCAATGTGTAGTCTTGTTGTAAAGTTTAAATATTTTTCTTTTGCTAATTCTATTACTCTTAATTTGTTTTCATTTAATAAATCTTGATTCTCACCTGCAGGCATTAAATAGATTTTCTCTCTCTCTACAATAGGTAAGTAATCTCTTTCTATCTCTTGCCATTCCTTATCTGAATTAACTACAAATTTAAAAATTGTATTCTTTTTATTTAATTCTTTTATTACATCAGGTTTAAAAGTCATAGCATTATCCATACCACTATTTCTTAATTTCGGACTACAATTCCATAACTGAATTTTGTATAACAAATCTTCACTCGGCATTATTGTTCCGTTTGTTTCAACTTCAAAATAAGCATTTGCGTTTATGTTATGTTTAATATAACTAATGAAACCCTCTAACCCACTTTGTTGCATCATTGGTTCTCCACCTGTTAGAATAATATGTGCGCCATTTTTTATTGCTTCAACGCAATCATCTGGTAATATTTCTTCATATTCTTTTGATAATGCTTTCATCCATACTTCAACACTATCACATCGCCACTCGGCTTCGTTATGTAGTTCTCCGTCAAATTGTGTTCCCATACCTCCACACATTAAATTACAACCGCCTAGTCGTACAAATACACTTGGTATGCCTACTGTCTTACCCTCTCCTTGTATAGAGTAAAAGACTTCACTTATTGCTAATTTATTCTTCTTCATATATTATTTTACTTGATTTAGTTTCTGCAAACTCTATTTTTATAATTGGTAGTCCTGCTTCGTTTTTTATTCTATTGAATAACCATATAGCCATATTCTCGGCAGAAGTTTCAAAAGGTACTGTTTTATATTGTTCTCCTGCTAATTCTAAAATCTCAACCAATGGGTCATCATCGCATAGTAAAAAGTAATGGTCGTATTCTTTTATGATTGGCTCAACTAATTTATCAATATCAGAAAACAACATTGTTATTCCATTCTTCATTGCTGCAAACCTAAACGTACAAGTTACATCATAAGTGTGTCCGTGAGGTCTACCACATTTCTCTCCTGCTGATTTGTTTCTATGACCTGCATAGAAGTAATATTTCTTTTCTATTTTCATAAGGTATCGTTTGAGTAATCGTTATAATCTACTTTAAGTGCGTTGTGTTTTGTAAAGCATAGAACATTAAACATATTTCCGTCTACAAAAACACTATCGGTTTCTTTTAAGTCAAATACATTTTTATCTTTAACTCGGTAAATGATATGTGCTCTAACTTTTATATTAGGTGTTAGGTGTTTATAGGTTTCGCTTGTTACTTCAACCGAGATAGGATATTTAAGTAGTACACTTTCTATTATTCTAACCGCTTGTTCTTGTTCCCAAAACTCAACTGTAAAATATAAATGTTGTACGTCTTTTGTAATTACACCTAATTTGTTTCTATTAAATAAAGTGTATAGTCCAAATAGTCTACCCTCTACTTCTTTTCCGTACCAATAGTCTTTTCCTCTCATTGTAATAAATTTATCATATCTTTAAAACTGTTATCATATTTATTCTTATACCCTCTTGGAGTTTCAAAATCAGTTGTTAGATGTTTTTTAATTGTATCTAAATCTCCTCTGTTATAAAGACATTCTTCTGGTAGCATTTCTGGATAACATAAATCGTTAGGTGCTACTATCCTACAATCATACAATAACGCTTCTCGTAATGTATAACCAAAAGTTTCTTGATAAGCAGTTGATAGATAATACTTGGCTCTTGATAAATAAGAATAGTATTGTCTTTTAGTTAAATTATTTACATATTTTACATTACTTGGTAAATCAAGATTACATTCTTTATTTGAAGATGATGTTACAATAAACTTTTTATCAGGCATTGCATTTGCTATTTCTATAAAATCATCAAGTCCTTTTTCTTTTGCTAACCTATGTGGAAAAATAACAAAATCTTCTTTTGTGTCTTTATAGGGATATGTTTTAAACGCTTCTTTGTTATTCCAAACACAACCTGTAACTTGTACTTTATCTTTATCTAAATAGAAATACTTCCGTACATTATTTTTATGAAACTCACTACCTACAATAATTAAATCGCATACTTGATGATATCCCAACTCAACAACATCACTCCAAGCTCCTAATTGTTGAACAAAGTCTGTTTCATCTGCTCTACCTGCGTGGTTAAACGCGGCAACTTTTATATCTAGACCTTGCAACTCTGACATATATTTTACTGCATCTAAACCGCAAAAGAATATATCAGCAAAGAATATCCAATCTCCGTTTTTAATTTCGTTATTTTGAAAAGCCTTGCTTATCATTTGCAACTGCTTTGCCTTAAACTCAATAGTTCTTTCTATATCTAAAAACTCTCCTTTGTTAATTTGTTTCTGTTGCCACCCCATTGGGTAATAAGACTTAACAAGTTTTGATTTGTTTACAATATCATTCATTAATATTGTATATCTTTCTTCTAAATTTTCTAATGGTATAAAATGTATCATCTTCTTATTATTGCTCCGTTTTCGTTATCTTCTAAAACCTCAACTGAATCTGCATCAAAAGTTTCTAATATCTCTTGTGCTATCATTTCGCAACTCATATTGTTAAAACAATGTGTTCTTGCAACACTATTATAATATTTTAGTCTTAAATACTGTAATATGTTATGTTTAAATTCTATGATTTCTATATCCCTATCGTTATGTGTTACGTTCTTTTCTATCTTTATATGAAACATATGACGGTGTAATTGCTTTAAATAAGCAACTTCTTCAATAGGACAATCTAGCCAATAGTGTAACCCCTCTATATTTAGTTTTACGATAATTCTTTTTTCCATATTTCGTATGTTAGTTTGTTTTCTAAAAGTTCGTTTGTTTTTATGATATGTGTTAATTGTTGTCTATTTGCTACTGCAAGAAATAAATTAAGACCTAACCTTTTACAGAATTTTTGATATTCAAAGTATGCTATTAAATTAGTTAGAACTGCTATACTTTTACTACCTCTGTGGTTATCTATATTACTAAACATCTTGGGTGTAATTTCTAATTGTTCAAATATCATTTGAGCCTTGAAAGGTATTTTTGTTTTACCTTTTAATATTGCTTTGTAATCTAAACTTTTAAGTCCATTATCAAAGTACATTATGTTTCCGTACTTTTGAGAAGATTGTACCCAAGAACTACTATCGCAAGAGTGTAAAGGCAGTTGTAACATTTGAGGATATTTAACAAAACCAAGTGCGTGTATATTTCCTTTTGTTTGTTTATAAACGTCTTGATATCTTTTCTGTATCCATTCTCCTTTTGTTGTTACACCACCTGCAACGCATACGTGCTTATTTCTTTTAACCGCATCTTGTAAATAAGAATAATCATTATCAAACATTGTGAACACAAACATAGGGTCTAAACCTCTTTGTAACATTGTTTCATAGTTTGCTTTACTTTTACTATGGTTTCCAATAACGTCTAGCATAACATATTTTTCTACGTTATGTCCGTGCTTCAAGATATAGTCACAATAGTTATCTAATGTTAAAAATTTTAAATCTTGTTTTGAATTAAATAACGTAAACGCACCACTATCAATCATACAATTAATAATACCTTGCTGACTTAAAGACATTGTTTGTTCAGTAAACATTTTATTGTTTCCTATGTAAGCATAACTTACTAATATGTTTAACCAAGTATTATTTGACTTCACAACCCAAATAGTTTTCTGTTATCCAATTTTTCAAATCAGTTGTTAATTGTTGTTTTTCATCTCTATACTCGTTCGGAATAGTTATAGTAAGTTTTGTTTCTTCTAATTCTGGCGGTGCAACATCTTCATCAATATAGTCTAAATCTTCCCAATCGTGTTTAATTGCATCAAGACCCCAATCAGATAATTGATTAACATCCCAATCGTTTGCTAAAATATCCCAATCCCATTCTCCGAAGCCTATATTGTCCTTAATTATAAACTCTCTTTGTTCTTCTTCCGTTAAGTCATCAAATACCTGCACAAAGACTTCTTTTAAACCAACTTCTACTGCTGCTTTATATCTCATATTCCCACCAAGAATAATGTTCTTATCGTTGATTATAATAGGTCTTACCTGTAACATCTTTGGAAACTCTCTAATACTTTTAACAAGTTGCCCAAATTTATAGTCTTTTATAAATCTTGGATTGTCAGGGTTTGATATTATTTCTGAAATTTTTACTTTTTTAACTTGCATATCTATATTTCTATTTCGTTTTCTATTTGTTCTAATTTTTCTGCATAACTATTAGATGCGGTAATAAACATTTGATTTACTGTACTATCATCTAAATTTGAAACTGTACTTTGAATATAAGTCTTCATATCAGAAATACTTGAAACCCCTATTACTTTCTTTAATACTGCATCAAGGTTTTTGTTGTATGTTGTATAAACATCATATTGTTTTAGTGCGTGGTATATTGTTGCGTGGTTTGGTTTCCAATCTGAAATCTCGCCTATCGTTCTTGCTATTGATGACAACCCCATACCTCTATAGTTATAGAAGTAATTAATCAAAACAGACCTTGCTTCAATGTATTCTCTTTTTCTAGTTTGCTTTAAAAAGTCAAAACCAAATTCTTGCTTAAACTCGTTTGTTATTTTTTTAAAATCTTCTTTCATTATAACGTGCCTTTTATGTAATAATCATTTATATCTCCTTTTTTTGATAAGAAATAAGAATCATAAGTATCAATTCCTAAACTTACTTTTTGTCCTCCGCTACTATAAAATTCTTCTGAACATTCCCAAATACCTATATCTAAACTGCCTTTATCAACAACTAGAAATTGAAAATCTGAATAATGCTTATCAAATAAATTACAATACAAAAACACTTGAACATCATATCCGTACTTCTTTGCACTATAAGGAAATGATTTTATATCACTTGTTGTCTTAATATCGCAGATTCTATTCTCACCTAATATATCAGCTTT